TTGGCGTAAAATAAAAAAAAGGGGCATTTTGAACCCCCTTGAGCCGAAACCGGGAATCTAACAAATTATTTATAATCAACCGATTAAGCGTTATTTTTTACTATTGGTATCACACGGTAAAAATATTCAACTCGTTTCTGAGCCCTATAGAGGGCTTTTTTTATGTTTTTGTGATACCGACAAATTCCGTTTTTAAGTTAAAAAATCCACCTATTTTTAACAAGATTGTATAACGTATCATATTACATTTCCATAATATCTATTTTTTATTAAGACTAATCGTCTTATGTATATTATTCTTTTCTGGCTCTATTTTATTGCATGTAATTAGATTTAACTCAACCCCGAAAAGAAGTCTTTCTAATCTATCATGTTGGTTGTTCATCTTAATGGCAATGTCTTCTAATTTGTGTATTATATCATTGTTCATGTCTAAGGTTTTTAATCTCCTTAAAAAACATGATAAGATGTTCATTTGTTTAGCTTACATTTGGTTTTTGTAACTGTTCTTTCAAATCGGTGTTTTCATTTTTAAGCACTTCGATAACATTTAGTAAATCATCCATACGTGTTTGGTATGTTTCTATTACTTTTATAAGGACTTCGATGGTCCTTTTGCTGTCTATTTGTTCTCCATGTAAATCTATGTTAATATTTTTTGTTTCAATTTGGTACGGTGCGGATGTTTTATTAGTTTTTGATTCTGAATCGGATGATGCTGGCTCAGATTTAAGCATCTCACCCTCTCCTGTAAGAATATAATTTGCATTAACATTGTATTTATTACAAAATTCGTATAAAACATTCATTGAAACCCCAACTCTGCCACATCTAATTTTAGACATTGTCCCTTTAGACAATGATTCCAAATTGTTCCATACTTGATAGTCACTGATTTTTAGAGAATCTATAACTTCTAAGAATCTACTTGTATAAACGTTAAAAGCATCCATATTATATAGATATTATTAGGTAGTATCATTAAAGGATACTATATTTGCGTTGTAACACTGCAACTGTTACGTGCAAATGTTTAAACTTACCTGGCATGGTGTTTAATATATCAAAAGAGGATTCGCGTTGGTTGCAGTAACGTGGGTTCTCTTTTTTAATTTTATATTTATGAATAAAGAGTTCAATTCAGATCTTTTGCAAAACATTTCCAAACTAAGCGATGGGAATGTAATAAAGTTCCTTTTAGGTGCTTCTGAGCAAGGTAAATTTCCTCCCGAAATCTCCGACTGTATTACTAAAGTCGTGGACTACATGAATGAAAACGAGGTTCGTGTAGATCCGGGCTTCCGTTACAGCTTGAATATATCTTTATTCCGTAAGGATAAGTATTGGATAAGGACTATCACAGACAGGGTAACAGGCGAGATATTATATGAAACCAAAACCCGTCAATGCTTTCCGGATAACCGTACTATCTATACGGAGTTGGAGTATGGCTTATTCGGGAGTAGTATCTATCATCCCAATTATACTATTCAGCGAAACAAACAATGATGCAATTGTTTGTGCAAACTCAATACATTTGTTAGCCTCTTCGGGGAAATCACTTTCTAGTTTTTTCCCCATTAGTTCAAGTTCCAAGCTCATTTTTTGAATATTAGCTTTCTTTATTTCATACGCGGCTTTGAATCCTCCGAATTGGGCTATTTCATATAGCTTGCAAGTAGGATATATATCACTACAATCCCAATATTGAGAAATATTTTCTTTTATTATGTATCCTTTTTCAAAGAAGTCCATAATCACCATTTCAAATTGTTTCCCATTAATTTTTAAATTGGGAACATCATTAGGAGTAAAACAGAATGTTTTTCTTTCATGAGCCGCCATATCAAGGATCGCTTTCATTATTTTATCCTTTTCCTTAGGAGTTATAGCCCCACAAAAGTTGCGTTCGTTTGAATGTTGAATGTCAATCATATTACCTCCTTTTTTTTATTGCGTAATCTTATCTTTCTTATATTCAGTATTTTATATATCGCGTTATTTAGAATAATGTATAAATAGTAAATAGTATCATAAAAAGATACTTTAATCTTTTGTAGTATCATTAATGGATACTATATTTGCAATGTGAAAACGAACTGAATACAGTTTTATTTCGCAACGGCAATAATTAATATACAAATATATGAATAAAATAGGAAGAACCAAAGAAATCCCACGGATAATCGTTCCACAAGGTGCACAGAAACACATCGCATCTCATTTCGGGGTTAGCGGTGAGACAGTACGCAGAGCATTAAAGTACATTATCAACACTGAACTTGCAGTAAGAATAAGGGAAGAGGCGATAAAGAATTATGGTGGTGCAGAATCCATTATCAGAGTGAAAATATAAATATTCAAGGGTTATGATGACAAGAACAGAAATGAATATGCTCACGGAAAGATTTGCAGAAGTGACGGGAAAACAGAATGATTCTGTAATGAATTCTGCTAGATGCGCAGAATATCTAGGAATATCTCAAGGAGCTTTAAGAAAACGCGTTCATGATGGTACTATCCCATATACTAAAAAGGGTAAACTGTTGTATTTCTCTAAACAAGATGTAAATAAATACTTATTAGATAAATAAAAAATGAGCAAAGCAACCGATTTTATAAATAATAAATGCTACCAGCTTGGTAATCCGGTAGAACCGTTGATTTTTAAAGCTGACGCGCTGGAAGCTATTAGTATTGCATGCAAGGAGATAGAAGAAAGAACTGTGATAGTGTACCGGCAGTTATGTCCTTGTTTTCAAAGGGGGAAATGTAAGCATTATCCTCACAACCAAAAACAAGGTAGTCAAATATGTGATATGGAATGTGATCGTATAAGTTATCTAAAGAAACAATTGGCTTGTATCTCAGCAGACAAATAAATATATCCCCTCCCGTAAGATTCGGGGTAACAACCGGTTTAAGCCGTTGAGGGGAACTGTTCAAAGTTCTTTCACACATTGTAAATGTTTATATGGTGTAACTCATAAGCCATATAATGCAGACAAACGGACTGATTATAGGAGTCAATACCAGCAGGGATGCCGTGACGTATTGAGGGTCTATAATAATTGATTGAACATACTTTCGGTGCACCGATTTGTCCTTAGTGCATTAAGTAAACTTGGTTGGGCACAAGTACCGCCGGAAGGTCTAATATATCCCCTCCCGTAAGATTCGGGGTAACAACCGGTTTAAGCCGTTGAGGGGAACAATATAAAAATGCATATTATGAAAACAGCTAATTTTATCCTGTCTATATTTGCCGCACTATGTTCTTTAGGAATGATTTATGGTGCGATAGTTACGGAAAGCCCTATAAAATCTGTATCGGTGATTATATTTTCCATTATCTCATTATTGTGTGTGAGATTGGTGGTAATGACATACAGAGAGTTAAAGGAATATGAATGATTTTTTCATCTAGTTTTTTTGTTATTTCATAAAGTTAATGTTGTCTGTCCGTGCCTGTATGTGAATATAGGTACGGAATTTCACCGTCCATGGTTGGTACTGTCTAAGGTAATAAACATAAATAATTATCTGTTCTAATCTCTACTCTCATTTAACGGATAGTATGGCGGCCCGATTCCGCTGACGGTGGCTGTAAGTTATCATAAGTGATAGATTAAGTCGTTTAGGTTTTGCTCCTGTAGTCTGTGAAGATAGCAGGAGTTTTTTAATTGGAAACAAGTTAAGTTATGGATATAAATATAATAAAGGAGAAAGCCAGAGAGTATGCAAATGGCATACATGGAATTACGCACAAAAGAACAGCATCAGTGGATTTTGAAAAAGGTGCTCAATTTGTTTTGGAATCCATGAAATGGAGGAATGCAGAAAAAGATCCTCCACCATTAGACACAAGAGTGTTTGTAAAGAGTTCCGGGAAATTTGTGAATACCGGGATGTTGGTATTCGATAGTGAGCATAAGAAGAACATTTGGATATGTGGAAATACTAACCGGGCATGGGACATTGATTTTTGGAAACCATTGCCACAATAATTAGATAAACTTAAAATAAATGGTTATGAAGAAAGGTGATAAAGTACGTGAGATAGGTGATACGTTGACAGGTACAATAGTTTATATCGCTAACGGATATGCTGATGTCAAATATCCTAATATGAAAGGTGTATGCTCATTGCCGATCCAATTTCTTGAAAAGGTATGAGAACTATAAGCCAGATAAGCGATGAATTGGAAAAGCTTTATTCAGAGCTTGATATAGTCCAGTCAATGAGTGAGGAATCGGTAAGGCTCACATTCAATGCTGAATGTAAGGGCAAGTATATATCCTTGCTTAATGAAGAAATCGATTCTCTAGAAAACGAACTTGAAGAAGTGGAAAGATATCATGGCAGGAAGCGGAACTTTGTAAGGACTGCGGACCTGCCTTTTTTGTGTTGGTAAAAGCGAACATTTTAAAATTTAAATATTATGCCTATAGTTAAGAAAAATGATGTTTTACCGGAGCGTCCTGTAATTATTGTATTATATGGAGTACCCGGAAGTGGGAAAACCTCAGTAGCTACAACAGCGGATAATCCTTTATTGATAGATTGCGACAGGGGGGCAGACCGCGCAGTACAACGTTGTGATACCATAATGGCTAAATGTTGGAAAGATATTGATTCAGAACGTGAATCTATGAAAGATTACAAAACAATAGTTGTCGATACAGCCAAATCAATGATAGACGATTATCTGAGTCAATATGCTATTGACAATAATTATAAATTTAAAACTAATACTTTAAAACGGTTTGGGCAGATGGGCGAGGACTTTAAAGAGTTCGTCAACTTTCTTCGCTCGAATGGTTCTGACATTGTTTTTATATGCCATGACAAGGAAACGGCAGACGGTGATGTGATAAAGCACTCTCCGGATTGCACAGGGCAATCAAAAGACCTGCTTGTCAGGATAGCTGACCAAGTTGGATATGTATTCATACAAAATGGGAAGCGTTCTATTTCATTTGCACCGTTGGATAATTTTGTAGGCAAAAATGTAGCAGGACTTGGAACTGTGGTAATACCTGATTATGGAACAACCGAGTTTGATACATGTATGTCTGACATTATATCGAAAGTGAAGATATCAATTCAAGGAAAAGGAGAAGCACAAGCAAAAGCTAATGAACAGCTTGCGGCAATACGTGAACAGCTTGCCGCCGCAATGACCGATGAAGATATTCTTGCCTTGATGGAGGCTACAAAACTATTACCTAAAATTATGCGAGTACCCTTCTTTTCTGAGATGCAGAAGAGTCTTGCAGCAAAAGGATTCACTTTCGATCAAGATAAAAAGTTATTCGTGAAAGTATGATACCGCTAATTCGCGTAACAATTTTAGAAGCATTCCGAAAGTACATAGAGCAAAGCGATTATGCCAACTATGAGATAACGGAGCAATCCGTTATTGACAGTATAACAGGCAAGTTCACGGGTAATGTGTATACAAAAATTGGACAGGCATTTCATAAAATAGTGGAAGAAGGTACACCGAAATGTGATAAAGTAGATGCAGGAGAACGTACCTTCCTCCATTATAATAAAGAACAAAAAGAGCCTGTTCCTTGTGGTAGATCCTTTGACATTGAAGGTGATAAAGTGATTATGGATATTGCACAATGCAAGACCGCGCTTTCCTATCGTAACGAATACCCGAATGCTTTTCATGAGATAAGACTGTATAAGGATTTTGGAGATGCTATTATAACAGGATGTGCCGATATGGTGAATGGTGTGGAGATCAGGGACATTAAGACTAAATATTCTTATCCTACCGATGCCGATTACATCAATTCTTGCCAATGGCGATTTTATCTCCAGCTATTCAATTTAGACGTGTTTCACTTTGACTTGTTCATCTTTGAAGGATACGACAAAGATAAGCATGGATATGATGTCAGAGGACTTCCATTGAAACGCTATGAGCCTGCTATTACATGTTATCGTTATGATGGTATGGAGCAGGATAATATGAATCTATTACACTCTTTTTTAGAGTGGGTAGAATACAGAGATTTAACCAAGTATTTATTAAAAGAAAAAATAGAAAATTAATTATGGCAATTTTAAGTGGTTCTATCTGTCTCTCTGATATACCTCGTGAGCAGATGAAGAAAATTAAGTGTAAAGATGGAGTTGAAAGAATCTATGTGAATGTGGCTGTTATCGAGCGCAGAGAGAAATCCCAGTTTGGGCATACGCATTTCATCACTTGTTCCCCTAAAAAGGAGGAACGGGTAGAAGGAAGGAACTATATCTGCGGGGACCTCAAAGAGTTTATACCTCAGAATACATCACCCACCCCAGAGGATATAAATAATGCTCCTAGCGTGTCGGATAATGATCTAGATTTGCCCTTCTGATGAAGTACGATGGCTCTAATCCTCTCCACGTCCAGCAGGCAAGAGCGAAGCTGGAGAAACTGATAAAGGAACAGAAGGTGTTTGAATTGACGGAAAAGAAACCCCAAAGATCTTTAAATCAGAACAAATACCTTCATGTCTGCCTTGCTTATTTCGGTTGCCAAATCGGTGAAACGATGGAATATGTAAAGCGGAACTATTACAAGATTCTCTGCAACAAAGACACTTTCGTCCGTGAGAGAGAAGACAAGTTTTTGGGTCGGATAAAGTATCTACGAAGTTCTTCTGATCTTGACAGCGCGGAGATGAGCCTAACTATTGAGCGGTTTCGGAATTTTTCGAGTGCCCAATGTGGCATATATATCCCATCTCCAGACGAAGAACGTTTGATTCAGTTGATGGAGATAGAGGTCGAACAAAACAAATTTCATATCTGAAACAATGATTATACGAATTAGTGCCTTTATCATTATGGCAATATCTTTCTTGATATTGTTTTATAAGAATGACAGTGATAATTATATGGCTATCCTGTTACAAATAATAGTATGGCTGATGTTGATATATGCTGAACTTTGCGATATAGAATCGCTCCTTTAGGTTATTATCATGAAACTTACTTTGACAAAACAAGAAGTGCTTCTCATCCAGTTACTTCTTCATATTTATAAAAACGAGTTGCCCGATGACGGAACAGAGAAGCATGGACGTTTTGTCGGGAAGCTGTACAAGAAAATCAAAAGACAAATTATTAATCAATTAAAGCAATAAAATTATGGAATCGAATATTTCGCGCGATCATATTGCGCTTGAAGCAATGAAGTGCATGATGATGACAGCAAAACGCAGGAGAACTTTATGGAACAGGATTGTCACATTGTTTTTCCCGTCCAAAGAAGTTAGTGTTACAAACTACTACTATAAAGGACAGGCTAAATCAGCTTACCAAATAGCTGATGCAATGATTAAGGAACGTAACAAGACAAAGGAGGAATGATATGTATTACGAGGTAAAGTTAAAGGTGATGAAACCTAACAAGGACGGTCTTGAAAAAGAAGTAAAAGAACACTTCATTACAGACTGCTCACTTTTTGCAGAAGCGGAAGCCAAAGGGCTTGAACAGTACGCATCCGATAATATGGAATCTGATGTCTTCTCCATTTCACGTTCAAACATCATTGAGATAATCAACGAAAAGACAGAAGACAAGCCATTCTTCAAGGCTACCATTGTAGATACTCAGATTGATGAGAACGGCAATGAGAAAGAATTGAAATACTATAATTTGGTTTGCGCAAAGGATTTAAAGGAGGCAAACACTTTGATGGAACAACACCTTTCACAAGGTTTGTCTGATATGAGATTGGATGCGATTGTTAAAACCAAAATAATTGATTTGATTTAGTTATGGAAGAGTTTATTTCAGATTGGTTCATTCCGATGGATTTCGGTAATGATATGCCGGGCGAAGAACCTAACGGTGAGGATAATTTTAGATTTATTTTCTTATAAACTTTATGCCTTCCCGGTCTGTGAAGATAGGGTGGGCAAACATGGGATAAAATGGTCATAGGGTGCTAAGACTAAATGAATGGAAATTTCAAGTGTACATAGAAATGGAAGTCATCAAGACCGTAGCTGAGAGTAATACATTTGTTGAGTAGTTTAAAGATCGTAGGATAGCCAATCTACGGACGAAAGCGAGAAATCAGACGATACTTGTGTAGGTTCGACTCCTGCTTATCCCTCATAAATGTGAGCCACACTAAATGGCATGGATTAATAAATAATGGTTGTGCCCTGGAGAATACGCTTCAGGGCTTTTAATTGGAATGAAACATATAAGCAAAAAACAAAGTACAATAAACCGTAAACTTGCAAGGATAAAAAGGGATCTACCGCAGTATTGCTGTATTTGCCACAAATATACATCCACACCACAGTTGATGCACCTGTTACCTAGATCACTTTATCCTGAATACATTACGGAAGAATGGAACTTGCGAATTGGCTGTCCTGAATGCCATAGCAGGTATGACAATGACCGTTATTTCCGTAAACAGCAAAAGGAAATAGTAGAAACAATCCGTCAACACGATGAGCTGGCGGCAAATAGATATTTTGGATTATGATATACGATAAACAAATTATAAGGGGAAAAATCCCTTCAAAGTCGAATTGTTACAAGATAGTAGCATTATACGGGCACGGTTCTTTAGCAAAACAGAATGTACTTAAAAAGTATGAACAAACTTTCTACGCACAATGTGGATTAAGGGGCAAGAATATAAAAGGTTTCTTTAAACTAACAGTGGATGTGTATCACGAAAATTTGCGTCCTGATCTTGATAATGCTTTCAAAATTTTACTTGACTGTCTACAAGGATGCAAGGCGATAAAGAACGATCGGCAATGTATGGAGATTAATGCACGAAAGCTGATTGATAAGCTTAATCCAAGGATAGAATTTATAATTGAGGAAGTTGAATTATAATACTAAACTGTTTATGGAACAAAACGAATTAAACGAATGGCATAAGTTGTCAGAACAGATTATTGACTTCGTTGTCAATTGCAGCGATGATGTCAAACCATATATCATTGGGCAATTGGAAACCTTAACAGAACACCTAAAAGATTAAGCAATGACAAAGGATAGTTTTATCATATATAAATCTTTCTACAAACCTATATCAAGATTATCAGACAAACAGCTTGGGCGATTATTTCGTGCAATTTTCAAGTATCAACTTGGCGAGGAGGTTACGGTAGAGGAGGACATTGATATGGCATTGGGTTTTTTCATCAATCAATTTGAGATAGACGAAACTAAATATCATGGCATTGTCGAGAGAAACCGAAACAACGGGCGTAAAGGTGGTGCTCCTATAGGGAATTGCAATGCCAAATCAAAACAACCCAAACAACCCAGTGGGTTAAACTCAACCCAAACAACCCAAAACAAGCTTAATGAAAATGATAATGAAAATGATATAGATAAAGAATCTCCTAACGGAGATAAGAAAACAATTCCCCAAAACAAGGAAGTTGATTTGTCTTTTGTTTCGGAAGATTTTAAGGGCATATTCAAGGAATGGCTTGAATACAAGAGAGGAAGAAAAGAAAACTATAAATCGGAAAAATCCCTAAAAATGTGCTACAACCGATTGCTAACATTGAGTGGAAATGATTGCAATAAAGCAAGGCTTGTGGTTGAGCAGTCGATTGCAAGTAATTATGCGGGATTATTTGAATTAAAAAATTATGGAGCAAGACAAAATACAGACATCTACGAGCAGAAGCGAATTGATTCTGAGCGGAGAAAATCTAGACTCATGGCTGAGTTCGCAGAAGCGGATGCAAAATTCCTTGCAGAACAAGAAGCTAAACGAAAAGCAGTTGGCTCTACTGGAGAAATACCCAATACCATCCCGGATGGCGGTTGATTACAATCCTGATTTGCAAGGCAAGCTGGCAAAATCAAATCTTACACTTGCGGATATTGCCTTGAATGATAACATACCTTCGCTTGCAAACATCCGTTCTGTGTATGGTGAAGACAACGCACTTAGGTGGCTGAAAGTACAGTTTGACAGCCTTAACGATTACGCCGAGCAGGGAAAGGGTATAACCGACACACAACTGGATGAACTTTGTATTCTTGTCCTAGGTGAATACTATTGGATGAATTTGGCTGAAATATGCAACTTCATATCCAGATTCAAATTAGGGAAATATGGGCAATTTTATGGTTCTATTGGTCCGATGAAGATTTCATGCTCTCTTCTGGAGTATGTTAAGGAACGTAGGATTGACATTGATCGGCATGAGCGTGAACAATACAGAATCCAACGTGAAAAAGAAATAGAAGAGCGTGGAAATAACAGAATCTCTTATGCTGAATATCAAGAGTTGAAACGCCGGGCTGAATCCGGAGATGAGGAAGCCAGAAAAATGCTGATGTCACCATGAGTATGGCAAAGAAAATCAAACCGGAAATTGTATATGTCAAATGCCGGAATTGCAAGAATGCCTCGGACTTCGGGGATAATTCTGCGTATTGTAAGGCTAAAGGGCATAGAGTGTGTGCTTGTGACATATATGGGCAAATATGCAATAGTTTTCAAAAGAAATAATTATAACGAAATAGGAGAAAATTATGAATATCGAGATGCAGACAAAGATACGTGAATGGGAAGCGGAACGCGACAGAAACCTGCGCATCCACTGTCCTCTTGTAGCTGCCAAGTTTCAAAGATGGATTGATAGGGCGAAGAAAGAGGACGATAGGCCGCATTCCCAGCCCTGTGACAAGAATTTCAACAAGAAAGCCTGTAGTTGATGCTTTCATGTAGTAAAATTCATTGTACGGCTTTAAAATAGCTTGTATCAAATAGAATAATTGTTAAAAAAATACACGATCATGCAAGGAACAGACAAACTTAATACGATAACCAATATCGTATTTGTCCTCACGGACGTTTTAGAAACCAACCTTCTAGAAATGCAGCAGCAATATAAGAAAGAAGGCTTTGAATTGCGGCACGATTCAAAAAGAAACTTCAACACAGCCATAGCCGCGATAAAGAGATTGAAAAGTGATGTGAATCATTGCAGCGAATCCACTCAGGAAAACTTCGGCAATGATTCTGACATGGTGAACGCCATGTTGCTCACACTGATTGATAGGTGCGGTGATGATGACAACCTCGCTTATAAGATGTACGAATACATTAAATCTTTTCCGTCCAAACTGAATCTGGACCTGGATTTGGATAATGCGTTCAGCCACCTGTTTAGAAAATAATGAAAACTGCTGATGACTGGAAAACGATGATTTAGTGGAAGTTGATTAACAGTTGACTGATAGAACAATTAGAATTTAATTGATAATAATTACCATTTACCTGACATCAGGAAAATGGTTCAAAACAGAATGGTAATGAAATAAATGGAGCATAGTAAACTGACTCATGGTTCCCTATTCAGTGGGATAGAAGGTTTCGGATTGGGTGCAGCATTTGCCGGAATAAAAACTCTTTGGAGTTGTGAGTATGAAGACTATCAGACAAGTATAATCAAAAAGAATTTTGGAGAAGAACATGAAATCAACAGAGATATTAGAACGTATTCAAAACCGCCATTTGTTGACATCATCAGCGGTGGATTCCCTTGCCAAGACATCAGCGTTGCTGGAAAAGGTATCGGAATTATCGGTGAAAGAAGCGGCTTATGGAGTGAGATGTATAGAATTGTACGGGAAGCTAGACCCCGATACGTGCTCATTGAAAACAGCCCAATACTCCTTATTCGGGGATTCGAACAAGTTTTATGCAACCTTTCCCAAATCGGGTATGATGCGGAATGGCAATGTTTATCAGGCACCGACTTTGGCATACAACAGGGTCGGGAGCGATTATATTGTATTGCCTACTCCAACAAAATCCACGGCGAAAGGAGCTTGCAAAGATCGATATTTCGGAAGCCCTACTTATCGGGGCAATTTGCACGAGTATATCCGGGATGGCGAACAAGACAGTATATACCCTCACCCCGCTTTGCTAGAAAGTCTAATGAACTTCCCGATAGGGTGGACAGAACGGAGTGTATAGGCAATGCAGTACAACCTATAATTGCGCACTACTTATTCGAGTGTATTAAGATTTTCGATAATCAATTAACGTAAAACCGAACCGATATGAGTGAATTAACGAAAATAATCTTCACCATTAATATAGTGGTACTATTCATTTAGTTAGGGTTATCCATTGTATATAATTGGGATGAAGAAACTGAAAAAAATAAGAGGATTGAAAAAATTACAGTAATAGGAGGTGCTATCACAATGGCTGTAATTGGGATTTCCGCTGTAGTTTTTCTTCTAAAATGGATATGGGAACAATAAGGTTTATAAATTCAAAACGGAACAGGAAGGAGCAAATTATGAATAAAAGAACAATCCAAATAGACGTAATTGGGAAAGTAGAAGGTACTCAATTTATGAAGTGCAAGCTATATACAAATGAAAACATTGTCATTATCATGATGAATGAATTTGATTATGAACGGTTGAAAAAGGAAGGAATCTTCATAAGAGATGGTAAAAGTCGAGATTCAGCCGGAGTGTTGAATACTACTAACACTTTTTTAGAAAAAGATTAATATTTAAAACTGATTAGATATGAGTGAATTATATATACCGCCTGAGCGATTTGAGAGAGACTTTATTACCGGACGATTTTTAAAGGGTTGTGTTTCTCGCAACAAGGGTCGTAAAATGGTTTATCATTCAAAACGTTCCAAGGCCAGAAGTATAAAAAATCTGTCTAAAGGACGTGGGGCTTGGCATAAGACTGGTGCAGGCATGAATAAAAAGAGCGTTGTTTTGATAAAGGATGAGAAATTATGTGGAGTATTCCCTTCGATACAAATGGCTGGTAAGATGATTGGCGTGGCTCCTTCTCTGATCAGTGCTATATGTCGGAAAGTGAGAGGCAAACATACGGCTAATGGATACAGATGTTTTTTTGAAGATAGCAATGATTGGTATAATTTAATTAAACAAGATTATGAATAATGACAGGCAGAAGATATTAACTGATTATATTTCTTACATATACACGACAGGAAGGACTTATGATACTGTCGGGAAATATATCAAGCATGTCACGGATTTTTTAGAGATGACCAAAGAAGTGAACCGCCGTGGTTATTTGAATTACAAGCGTGAAAATGCAGATGTCATGGTGCGTCATTCGCTAATGTGTTCAGCGATATGCGATCTATTATCCTATCTCAACATCGGATATGGAAAAAGGGAAAAGGCGGTGAAACCTTTGGAAAAGCTTGACGTCATTTCAGAGAAAAATAAGAAACTACTCCATGATTTCATAATATGGTTGACTGATAACAATGATTACTCTTCTCATACAGTTGATATATATTACACATCCATGAAGAAGTATTTCGAATACGCCAATGAGGTAAACATGGATAATTGCAGGAGGTTTATAAAAAGTCTTGAAGAAGAAAAATTATCTCCCGCTACCATCCGTTTGCGGATTACAGCAATCGAAAGATTCTCTAAATGGCTGAAGAAGCCTATAGAACTGAAGCGCCCCAAAATAAAGCGCAAACTTGATGTGAACAATGTGCCGACCGAGGAGGAATATAACCGGCTGTTGGAATATCTCAAGGCAAAAAACAATAAGGATTACTATTTCTTTATTAAGGTTTTGGGTACAACGGGCGCCCGTCTGTCGGAATTTCAACGATTTACATGGGAGGATATAATTAGTGGTGAGGTTACATTGAAAGGTAAAGGTAACAAGTACAGACGTTTTTTCTTTCAAAAGCAATTGCAGCAAGAAGCGAAGGCTTATGCTAAGGAACATGGTAAGACCGGGATTTTCGCAGTAGGGAGATTCGGTCCGATCACACAGCGGGGCTTTTCCCAGCACTTGAAAGCATGGGGAAAACATTGCGGTATTGATTCAAGGAAGATGCACGCCCACGCCTTTCGTCATTTTTTCGCTAAAATGTTCCTGAAAAAAAACAAAGATGTTATTCAACTGGCTGACCTTTTAGGTCATGGGAGTGTAGACACAACAAGAATTTATTTGCAGAAAAGTTATGACGAACAAAAAAAAGATTTTAATCGAAACGTTACATGGTAGTGTTGCGCAGCTCAATGAACTGTCATCCATGACCGAAGGGATAGACATCTATGACGATACCGGGCATGTTGACACCGATTTCTTGATCGAAGCGCTATCCTGTGTCAATACCTTCGTGAATGCGAGCAATACGGTTGTTCAAAAAATTTCCTCACTGTTAGCACCTGACGCCCCGGTTGGGGAAAAGAAGAAACAGGCTGACGAAGGTAAAAAATGGAATGTAGAAGAAATACTGAAACATTGTACTCTTGAGAACAATATCCTCAAACTTCCTCAAGTTCAATTCAATAAAAAATCTTATGCCGAAGCAAAGAAGTGGATAGAAGAAGCTGGCGGCTCATGGCAAGGTGGGAAGATACAGGGTTTCACATTCCCGTTTAATCCGGAGCGTGTGTTTTCCATGCTGAAAGAGGGTAAACGGTGCAACCTACAGCAGGATTACCAGTTTTTTGAAACTCCGGCCGATGTTGCTGACTGGCTGGTTATGCTTGCCGGAGGGATACATGAAGATGATACGGTACTGGAGCCGAGTGCCGGGCGTGGCGCCCTTATAAAAGCAATCCACCGGGCTTGTCCTTCTGTAATGGTTGAATGTTATGAGCTGATGCCGGAAAACAGAGAATTTCTTCATACCCTTAACAACGTAATATTGCTTGATGAAGACTTTACCAAAGACAGTGTAGGTAGTTACACTAAGATTATTGCAAATCCTCCGTTTTCCAGTAATCAGGATATAGAGCATGTCAGGCTTATGTATGATCGATTGGAAGAGGGTGGAACCCTTGCGGCAATAACCAGCCAACACTGGAAATTTGCTTCGGAAAAGAAATGTATTGATTTCCGCAACTGGCTGAAAGAAGTACATGGAGAAGTGTTTGAAATCAGCGCAGGCGAGTTTAAAGAGAGTGGCACTTCTATTAGTACAATGGCGGTAGTTATAAAAAAATAATTCAAAATGATATAGAAATGAATATGATATTCCTGAAAAGAAAACCAGCCTCTTTTTTTGAAAAAAAGCAGGCAAAGGTTTTAGAAACTATACAATCTCTTGTTTCAAAGATTGATGTGGGTGAAATAGTTTCCGTATCAAAAGGATATGGAGGATTCACAGTAACTACCCCTGATGGTAGATGTATTAAGAAAGTTGAAGCTATTAAATTAGATTTAATACAGATTGAGATATGAAAAGATTGAGTAAATATAGATACTACAATGGAAACGAAAGTAACTAAAGATGGATTTGTTTGGTTGGTAGTACCAGACAATTATGCAATGGAGATGTGGAAAGCCAACCTCGCCACATTGTATGTACTGCATAATGATGACAGTGAAACAATGGTAGAAACGGATCTGCAAATGGCTGATGCTATACATGACGGAGAGCGAATTGGCATTGAGGTTGGATTCATCAAAGGCCTGCTCCCGGCCTGTCCCCAATGCGGCAGTAGGCTGGTGCCAAGTAGAAACCCTGAATATGAATGGGAGTGTTTAGAGTGTGATGAAGATTTTAAAACGTGTGAGTTATGATACAACAAGAACTGAATAACATATCAACCTACGTGGTTGGCGATTTTATTATTAAAGTGATAGATGCTCATAATGTAAGAATAACAACAGATAGAGGAACTGTGTTGGTTTGCCCTAGATCGGACAACTCTATAATTGTAAAATCATCAAAAGAAGATAAAAATGAACAAAGAAGAATTTCAGACAAAGAAAAATGATATTGATTCAAAAATAAGGGAATTGAAGAATCAGAAAATTCAGTTGGAAAAGGAATACATTGAATCCAACCAAGGATTTCCTGTTGGAAGCAAGGTATATATAACAGTCCCGGCTCATGAAAGGCTTTCTCATTTGAACAATGAAAGGATATTGGTTTCCGAAGTGAAGAAGTTAGCATATATTGTAGATTATGAGATTGATGATGACGGAGAGGTCGTTCCCTCTTTAAGACAGTTGGATTGCAATGGGGGCATGTCAGCAATACCTTTATATGTTAATTTAAAGAAGGTTATAATTGAATTAGTGTGAGTTAATTAAAAATGAGAAAGATATGAAACAGACAGTAGAAGATGCAGCGAAGGAAGCGGCAGAAGATTGTTATGAATGCCAATACGATAATAGCTTAGAAATGAGATTAGTTAAAGAGGCATTCAGACAAGGTGCCGAATGGCAGTCCAAGCAATCGCCTTGGATTAGTGTTAATGAACGGTTGCCGGACCCAAACAAGATTGTCCTTTGCAGAATGGTATCAAATGGAGCGATTGTTAGTGGCTATATCGTTGTTTCATCCGGGAGATCGCCATACGTTGCGACAGACGGAGGATTTGAATTTGAGGATTGGAACGGCTACGAGTGTGACATGTGGATGTACATCCCGTCTTTTGATGATATACTCGAAGCCAACAGAGATGTACTGGAACGGATTAAAGAGAAAGGAGATTGAGATATGGATAAGGAAGAATTAACCATTAGCTTAGCGGAAGCATATAGGGAGATATATCTATTAAAGTTGCTTAATATCAAGCTAAGGAAACATGTAGATGAACTTACTGGGTATATTCAAGAATTTTCACCTGTATTTACTAAAGAATAAAAATATGTATAATAATAGATACTTTCATTATTGGAACAAATTAAAATTTGATTACAATGAGTGTTTAGGTCGGATTGCTTCAACTAAGCCAGTAAAGAAACACATGAGAAGAATGAAAACGCTTGAATGGCGTATAAGAATTAATCGGAAAGAGTTTATAGTTAATCCTTTAGGGGGGAAAACATACTTTCCACCTTTTTAATAGAAGTAGTATGGAAATAAAGAACGTAGGACAACTTAGAAAAATCATAGAGAACCTTCCCAATGATTTTGAAATCGAGATGCGTGTCAGACGCAAATTGACGGATGAGGAATTGAAAAATTGCAGATACCCTTATCCTTACGATACAGAGTATTTAACTCTGGAATTTGACGATATAGGCGTTTCTGACAAAGTATTGTGCTTGGGTGTAACTTCTAATGAATGAACGGTATGGAAATAAAGAACGGAATAATAATTGATGGAGTCTTGCATGAATTAAAGGAAAAGAAACGTAATGATTGTTCAAAATGTTCATTACGTGATTTATGCCAAAATGAATTTGGGAACGCGTGTCTATGTTGGATTAATTTATATTCGGTATCAGAGATAATAAATAATGAATTTAAGTGTCGTGGTAAAGTAACGGATATTAAGATAGATAAGGAGGAAAAGAAATGAAACAGGTATTATCAATTGAGCAAATGCAGCATTTGCAGGAACTTGGACTGGATACGAGTGATGCAAGTATGTATTGGGCGAGAGTGTCGCATGGAAGCAGTATTGATGACAAATCAAAAAGTAAATGGTTTTTGAGCTTGCATAAGGAATTTCAAACTTGTGGGTTTATGTCGTATGAATCAATTCCTACCTACACCTTGCAGGATATTCTCGATAAGCTGCCTTGCTTCATCGGCAAAGAAGTGCTGACCATCCAGAAACTTGCAGATAGCTATACATGCTTGTATATAGAACCTTATACTAGGTCTATGATAAATATTACAGAAAGTAAAGAGCCTATTGATGCAGCCTATGATATGCTGTGTTGGTGCATTGAAAACGGATATGTTAAAATCGGAAAGGAGGAACAATGAAAGCAAGAATAAAAAGAAAAATTCAAAAAAGACCATTCCTATACAATGTAGGACAAGTTTTTAAGGCTTGTGATTGGCTTACTGAAATTCAGCGTGGAAATATTGTTTGGTATCGGCATATTTCATTCGGTACTATTACTAAGCGTTATGTTTAAAGATATGGAAGTATTAAGGAATAAAACTCCTATCGCTCGCAAAGAACATAGGTGCGATTTTTGCGGTGAAGTAATTTCTGTTGGAGAAAAATACAACAGACAGACCAATGTTTATGACGGGCTTATTTATGACTGGGTGTGTCACTGTGATTGCTTCCAATTAGCCTGTGAACTTGATATGTTTGATGATTGTGATGAAGGTCTTGACGATGATGGATTTATTGATAGACTTAATCAGTATGTTTACGACAATCATTATGACGATAAAATAGATGATATTGCGAAGGATTGGCAATTACCACGTTATGAATTGGTAAAGAAAGTGTTGAATGAATTAAACAAGAAATAGTTATGACCGAAGAACTAGTGACATTGGAAACAGCAAAGTTGCTGAAAGAGAAAGGATTTAATGAGTATTGCAAAGATATTATTAATCATAAGGGTATAATGATGGAAACCATATTTAGAACTAGTAAGGATTTACCTAAATTATTTTATTCTTGCCCTACTCAATCCGTTGCCCAGAAGTGGTTACGTGAAACCAAAAATATTCATATATGTGTATATAACTGTGCTTGTGGCTATGGATACGAAATATCTAAAGCTGACAATGGAACTCATATAACCAGTTCTGCTTATAAAGGAACAAATGATGGAGAGGAATGGGATAGCTACGAGGAAGCACTTGAAGCAGGTTTACAGGAAGCATTAAAACTTATATGATTATGGAAATAGCAGAATCAATATTTAAATTCATCCTTGCCTCATTAAACGTTTGTGCTCTGGCATTTACTTTAATTTTGGTAAGCAAGTGGCATATACGCATGGAGAATAAGCTGGATGAAATAGAAAGATATGTCCGCCATGTGTCAGATCGTAACGATATTGTTTACATTAACCAGCTTTCAGAATTGCAAAGACTGTTGATAAAAGAGGAACGGTATGAGGAAGCTGACAAGATTGGGAAAATAATCAAGGACGAAGAAATTAAATTAGGAATAAGGGAATGAGTAATATTAATTTGAACGAACTACGGGATCGTGCTTATAAGACAGCTTGTGATCACGGTTTACATGATAAAGAACTTTTAAGAAAATGAATTAAATGACAAGTTTTGTTTTTATTCAGATTTTTTGTAACTTTGAATTATAATGTTTCCGTGTAAAGGAGCACGGTACGTTCTTCGGACGAAAAGACTTTTATGGGAAAAAAACTCGTAGCAAATAGAGAAAATTTCTGTCATTATTATATAGAAACAGGTAATGCTACAGATGCATATCGGAAAGCTTACCCTAATAGTATTGGATGGAAGGATGGGGTCGTTAGTAAGCGTGCATTTGAATTGCTGAGAAATCCATCTGTCGCATCCCGTGTAAATGAATTGCAGGCTGATATCTTAAAAAAGTCTGACATGAAGAAGGAAGATGCATTGCGTTTTCTTACAAATGTGGTAAATGTAGACCCTATAGATCTTCAATTAAAAAGTAAAGATACGTTTATTGTCCGTTCTCTTGATGATATACCAAAACCAGTCCGATGTTGCATCCAATCGATTAAGAATACTCAATATGGAGTAGAGATACGGCTATATAGCAAAATAGCCGCCATTACACAGATAAGCAAGATGCTTGGATGGGATGCTCCAGTAAAAAGTGATGTCAGTACCAATGTGCGCATGATAATTGGGGACGAGCAATGATAGAGATGGTGTTCTCGTATAAATTGTTTAATCCCCTGTTTTGGCATATCCGTGAGGCGATGCATGACAAGGATATCCGGTATATTATAAACAGAGGTGGTTCCTCATCAGGGAAATCTGTATCTACGACACAATCCGTGTTGTTGTCTGTATTCTCCGGAGAGGGTTCGGCTCTCGTTGTGAGAAAAGTTGGAGCCAGTCTTAAGAATACGGTATATGAAGAGTTTAAGACCCAAATGAAAGCTCTTCAATTGAGTCAGTTTTTCGCTCCAAAGGAAAATAATATAACCTGTATAAATGGTTGCAAAATCGATTTTACAGGATTGGACGATCCCGAGAAGATAAAGTCTATCACAGGATATCGCTGGATAGTGATGGAAGAGGCCACTGAGTTTGAATATGAGGATTTCACACAAATACGTTTCCGCCTACGAGGAAAGGAGGGCCTACAGATTATATGCAACTTTAATCCAGTATCAGAGGACTCGTGGATAAAAACCAAGATCCTTGATACATACGAGTGGGATGAGCATCCGAATGATTTGTACGGGAAAGTAAGATATCCGATAAAAAGGAGTTTATTACCTAAGGATTATAGCCGGATATTAGGAAAGAGATATAATAAATCTAGAATGATAGCTAATGAGCGTACGGGAAAAATGGAAAGATATCCATCGGATACGGTAGAGCTGCATTCTTCGTATAAGAACAACTTCTGGGTAGTAGGTTCTCCGGACGGGAAGTATGGATACTATGACAGACAGACGATATCTAATTACCAATGGTACAAGGATCATGATTATAATTACTACAGGGTATACGCATTGGGAGAATGGGGAAGCATTAAGACAGGAGGAGAGTTCCTGTATGCATTTGATTCAAACAAACACATAAAAACGACACACTACATTAAAGGGATGCCGGTTCATATATCAATTGATAACAATGTGCTCCCTTATATTTCAATATCATTTTTCCAGGTGGATGGAAGTAGTATAAGGCAGTTTAACGAGATATGCGCCAGTGATCCGTTCAACACGGTAACACAGGCTTCAAAAATGGCGGTAGATTACCTGAAATCAATAAGGTATAATGATATGCTGTATCTGTACGGAGATGCTTCGACAAAAAACGGGAACACTATAGACGAAGAGAAGAGATCGTTTCTTGATAAGTTCGTGGAAGGGCTGGAAAGCGATTACCATGTTGAGGAGAGGATACCGGCTTCTAACCCGTCCGTACCGATGTCAGGTGAATTTGTAAACTACATGCTCGATGGAGGCTCGGGTATGTCATTTTCGGTAGATGATGGATGTAAAAACTCGATAGTCGATTATAACAATGCCAAGAAGGACGTTAATGGAGGGGTGCTGAAAAAAAGAGTAAAGGATAAGATTACAGGACAGTCTTATGAGAGATACGGTCACTTGGTGGATTGTCTGCGATATATTACTGTATGGGTATTCAAGGATGAATATACTCGTTTCTCTTTGAAAAGGAAACGAAGTAAAATTAAACAGGAAAATAAAGATATGAGATATTTTGATATGTCTAAAAATATTCAGGGGACAAGACTTGTATATGTTCTTCCCGAATATGCCGGAAAGTTCATTATCGTTTCGTGCTATGTAAATGAGGGAATATATATAGATAATGTGACATATACAGGATCATTTGATGAGACTGTTCTCCTGTCATTTTTAGAGGGCATATCTCCTGTGGAAGTGTTGTTTGAAAGTGAGAAAAATTATTTCCCCATAGCACGGGGCTTAAGGGATAGATATGATGTCAGAATTATGCATAAAAATATGGGAACAGATGCTAGGGTATCTGCTTTTCTGGATTTTATCAAAAATAATGTGATGTTTCGTGCAGACTATGATGAGATCCCGCAATACAATGAGTTTATGGATGGGATATTGGATTATAATGGTTCAGATGATTGCGCTGCAATTTATTCTGTCGCCTCCTTGGCTTATTACGTGTCGAAAAAATATAATATATAATTGGTATATTTTTAAGATATATCAAAGCTTTGATAAAAAAACATCGGGTGTTATACAAAAAGTATTGGTATATTTTTAATATTTTTTTTCTCGTGGGTATTTTTAGGGTATTGCGAAATGATATGACTTTAATTTATCTAAACAACACGATTCAAAACGTGATTTTAAATATAGTTTTAATAAAAAAATAACCGACAATTAATGCCGGTTACCGTGATAGAATCTTATAGCCTCATTGACATATAATGATACCGATTGCTCCTTATCCAATATAGCTGCCACGTCCTCCTCTATCATAACAAGTATTCTTTTCACACCTCTAACCTTGGGACGTCTTGGCACACCATTGCTGTCCAATATCCTGTATATTGTCTGCTCAGGCTTTGAAGATAATAGCAAAGATATCAATTCTAAAACGACATACAAAAAGAAAATTATATTAATTAGTTATAAGAAGCCAATGTTGAAACAAAAACCAATCTTCTTAAAAAATTGCCATTAATACAATATTTTTTACTTGCAGGACAAATGAAGAGAATTAATAATATGGCAAATCAAACGGTTTTGTATTTTTATTGACAAATGAAAATAGAGATGGACCGAAGTCTGAAAAACAAGTATAAAACAGATAGCTTTTATAGATTTCTACTGCCTGATGTATTTTTCCGGGGATTTTTGAGATTTTATTTGATTTTGTTTTACATTTCTACGTTTAGAATACTTCTGGTTAGCCCTTGTCAGATCCTTGATGATCGTTTCATCAAACACTTCCGAATATATCTCTGTTGTCTTGACCGATGTATGCCCCAAGAGTTTTTGGACGGTGGTTATCGGAACGCCTTGGTGAACCAAGAGAGTAGCACAAGTGTGTCTGCTGGTATGGTAGGTGAACTTCTTGCCGATATGCGCCATTCTTCCCAATTTCTGCAATGTCCGATTAGTGTCCGAATTGCAACCTAATGCAGCCAGTTGTTCGATGCTGTCGTACTTCCGCATTATGCCCAGTGCCTTTCCGTTAAACAGCAGATATAGCGGAATATTGAGTTTTACGCCTGTTTTGATGCTATTCATAACTAGCCATTCCTTTCCGTCAATTGTTACGAGATTTTTATAGGTAAGTTGTTTAAAATCGGAAAATCTCAGCCCGCAATAGCAGCAGAAGAGAAATGCGTCCAGTATGTGCCGGCTGTTGTTCTTCCTGTCCGGCAGTTCAAGATTCTCCAGTTTCTCCAAGTCTGCGGGCATCAAGAAGTTATGTTCCTTCTTCTCTTTCTTGATCTTGAACTTACGGAAAGGGTATGCCTCCTGTAATATATAACCTTCGTTTATTGCTTCGTTAACCAAGGTACGCAGTATTCTCATGTGTTTTCCTACCGTGTTTACCTTCAATCCTTTGTTGCGAAGAAATGCGTCAAACTCCTTTAGAAACGTATAGTTTATATCGGTAAACTCTATCACGCTCCGAAATTCCTTCAAAGTGGCTACCGTGCCCAGCATGTTATCCTTGGTTCCCGGTTTTCTATCAGAGTTCTCTATCGTCTGTATCGCAAATTTTAAAAACGACACAACTGGTTTAATTCCCTTTTTTACAGCCTCCTTTAACGTGGAAAGGTTTGATTCAAGCCCTCTTTTCCAGTAGCTAAGTTCTATAGCCTGCAACTCCAGTATCTTCTCGTATAGCATTGCGTTAAGCTCATTCGATTGCGGATGGTTAATTACTTGAGCGCCATCCTTACTCCAACACTCCGGCTTTAGATAAACATTGGTTTTAAAATATACCTTTCTCTGATTCAAATAGGCTTCTATTTGGACTAGGGCTGTCCCTTGTCGATTTAACTTGTTTTGTCGGTTATAAACCAAACGGTATCTGATCTTCTCTAACATATTCAACTTTTTGTTTTAAAGTTAAAAAAAAATCTTCTGTATTTACAAAATAAACCACAAAAAATGCTTCTGGGAGGACTTCTGCCGATTGTGAGCGAAACAAGCAACGGACTTGCTTGGAAAGGAGGCTTTATAAGCAGACCTAAAATAACATCCAATATGTCTATTGACAATTATACTAATCCAGGAATGTACGGTTTAGATGGATGTCAAGATTCTCCATATAAATATGGCGGACTAATAATATTTAGAACTAATGTTTTAGTTGTACAAATCGTGTATGATATGCAAGGTTCAAACAGACCCAAATATAGGCAGAATTGGGCTAATCAAGGTTGGCAATCATGGTATTCTTTTTAACAGAGTAATGGCATATTTCACGATCTGGGAGGACTGATTGGTGTTACAACACCGACAAAAGATGGACTAATGCCCAAAAATCAAGTGTGCAGAAATATTGCTAAAATCAATAATTTGCATTGTCGTTTAAAATGTAATATAAGTTCACCCGGTGAATGGGTTAATGGTTTTCTATATGTAGGTAGCACTAGTGGTTCTGTTTCTACAATAGCTGTTTCTGTGATGATATGGAACGAAACCAAAGTTTTTTGTAAGCTCATTAATGGAGTAAAAGGATATATATCATCGATTTCCTACATACAGGAAACAAACTCAATATCATTATTTGTTGAAATGGCTCAATATGCTAATATCTTATTTGCCCCGATGACTCAACTATACAGTTCCTCTTTAGAAACAGTGGAATCAATTCCAAGTGATGCTATTAATCTTGATTTTTGACATAAAAAAACGGGTGGCACCGGCTTGTACCGGACCACCCGTTTTTTAATCATGTCAAAGATACGGTTTGCCATTTACCCCAACTGCTACTAAACCATTTCACTCGATATTTATAAATATCTCCGCTATAATTATATAGATTCTGAATACAACAGATATTAGGTTTGCCGATTACAACTAATACACAATTACGGACATATTCTAATTTTGAATTTTGTGATAGTAAGTATATTCCGCTATATTGCATAGAATCTAATTCGTCTTGAGATTCTATTTCTTTCTCATCTCTGAACCTTAACCACGTATCATTTATCCCGATGAGTCCTCCCAGATCGTGAAATATGCCATTACTCTGTTAAAAAGAATACCATGATTGCCAACCTTGATTAGCCCAATTCTGCCTATATTTGGGTCTGTTTGAACCTTGCATATCATACACGATTTGTACAACTAAAACATTAGTTCTAAATATTATTAGTCCGCCATATTTATATGGAGAATCTTGACATCCATCTAAACCGTACATTCCTGGATTAGTATAATTGTCAATAGACATATTGGATGTTATTTTAGGTCTGCTTATAAAGCCTCCTTTCCAAGCAAGTCCGTTGCTTGTTTCGCTCACAATCGGCAGAAGTCCTCCCAGAAGTGTTGCTAAGTTGTTTTTATCTATTTGAACAATTTCACCATTTGATCGCTTTCCGAAAATAGTAACGATGTCACTTACCACCGGAACTTCATTTAATTTTTTGTCTGCCATAATCGTATTTTTTTTAATTATTTATTACTACTTGATTTTCTACCACTTGAACATATCCGCCCGAAACAAGATTTTCCAAATCGAATGCCATACCTATTCCGCTGTCACGGATACAGAGATAAAGAACCTCCTTATCGGTGTAATACTTGCCTTCTTCCAGCACCATGTTATGTACCCAAGGTATAGGATCATCCAGTGTGCCGGAGTGCTCTATCTGCACAACCTTGTACAAGGATTCCGTACCCGTTCCCGGCTTCCAGTCCTCCTGCGGTGTATGTTTCTGTATAACCTCATAGAGCGTGCCGCCATAGCGGAAGCGGAACTGCACATCAACCTCTGTACCTATCAGATCCTCCCATACGGGAAAGTACTCTTTCTTCGCCAATGCTTCCTCTACAGTAAGCCCGGCATTGTTAATGTTTGCCGCAATATCGTTAAATAGTGTATCCACACGATCAAGTGCTTCAACATCTATCGCTTCCGTATCGATGAAGGACGCTTCGGCAATCATCTGCTCCTTCTGCTTTGATGTGATTTCTTTCCACATAGCCACATCCTCAGGGCTGTTTATCAATACCTGATTCTCAAATCTTCGTTCCGACAGAGGCATATCCCCAACCTGTGTCAGATAACAATCATAACCTGCTTGTAATATCATATCGTTTACGAAATTAAATCCATACGTGTTATATACCAATGGTTGTTAAAGGCCTTCATCTCCAAAACATAAGGCCTTGCCATCTGAATTTCTGTTTTATTATTATAAGCGCCCGCCAGTCCGCAGAAATAGTTCGTAGCCTTGTATTTATCCGGGTTCTTGGCCGCCCTTGATGTCATATCAACCACAAACTCCAGTTTCAATCCGTTCCATGATGATGCAGGAGGAAGAGTTATGGTTCCGCCCAAACCGTCAGCAGAGAAGAACGTAGATCCCTGAGTAGACGGATTCACGGTCATATTGCCTTCCGAATCAGCCAGACTATCCATATCGCTTCCCGGTGAGTAGAGAAGAGTGGCGGTGACCGTACCCCCGATATTCGCCTTCGTTGCGACAAGATTTCCATTCTGATCCACACGGAACGGCGCACTACCCGGTACCTTACCGCCAGCCCATATCCTTATAGGGGTCGTGCCGGCTTCCTTGCTGCTTCCTCCTGTAAGACCGGCTACGACATTATTATTCGAATCCTTTATCAATAACTCATTGCCTTGGACGAAATTAAGACTGGCATTCTTGGCTATTATCAGGCTGGTATAAATAGGACCAACATTGCTTAATTCCGTCCAATAGGTGGTATTGGTATAGGTTATAGAAGATGAGGATGTATGCGTCTTGATACACTTATACACATCCCATCCGTCTACCGCGCTATTATTCCTTACCATCACGATATCAATATATCTCGTGCCACTTGTAAGATCCTCGTCATTCCTGTACGTCACGCCGGACGCCCACTCGGAAGACCGTATAATACATCCCTGTATTCCTTGTATACCCTGTTCGCCGGGCTTCCCGTCTTTTCCATCCTCGCCATCCTTACCATCCGTTCCGTCTTTGCCCGGCTCACCTTTCTCTGCCCATACATCGTATTCGGCAGTGTTCACCTCACCCGTCAGGCAGTATCCGCCATCATTGAAAGTAAACCGATTGCCGGCATTGTCCGTCCAGCACCACAAGGGAGGATTGGTAGTGGATACCTTGGCTACATAAGAGCCGCCACCCATCGAAACGACACCCATCTTAGGAACAACCATACCAGTCCTAAACTGCCCCATCTGGGTGTAACCGTCACCCTTGTCACCTTTGATTTTTATCGGTGTACCCCATGCTCCGTCAGATGCGGACGCAGCAACCTTCTGCGACATCCATATGGCGGCACTTGTCGCATTTGTATGCCATCCTCCAGTAGTACCGTTCCCGGTAGGTACAGAAGGTTGGGAAGTGCTGTCATTATAAGTTATAAACACGCTCAATCCGTCAGAACCGGCTGCACCATCAGCACCGTCCGATCCGTCCACAACCATCAATGCCCATGCTGTTCCGTTCCATATATATACACGACCATTATTGGTATCCCGGTATGCCCAGTTGGTCTGAGGATTGGAAGGAGGTGTTTGGAGATCTCCTTTCCAGACAATACTCAATCCGTCTTTCCCGTTCTTCCCATCAATTCCGTCAATAGTCATCTGATACCACTGTCCATCCTGATATACATATGATTTCTTATCAGTGGTATTCTTGTATGCCCACCCGTTCTGAGGATTGGAAGGAGCGGAGGAAAAATCACCTTTCCAAATGATGCTCGTTCCGGCTACGCCCTCAGCACCGTCAGCACCATCAAATCCGTACTTCGCCCAAAGGGCAGGAGCACTGAATTCACTCCATATACCGTTTTTCTTCTCCCTCTCACTGATCCACTCATAAGGCAGAGAGCTGGAAACACCTACAGGATCATCATGCCAGCCGGAAGGCACATAATCGTCCGTCTGTGACGTGGAAGGAGTGGCAGGTTTACTCTCTGTTGTAGTATGGATGAATACCCTCTCATAACTGGTACCATCGCTTCCATCCTTTCCGCTTTGAACCAAAAGTTCATATTCATCGGTATTTATCTCACCCGTTAGCACATATCCGCCATCATTGAAAGTAAACCGATTGCCGGCATTGTCCGTCCAGCACCACAAGGGAGGATTGGTAGTGGATACTTTAGAAAGAAACGAACTTCCTCCCATTGTAACGATACTCATTTTGGGAACAACCAAGCCGGAATACCACGGACCGCTATTGGTCACGCTCATACCGTCCTTTCCCGGTGCCCCCGGTGTTCCCGTATCACCTTTAGATGCAATCTCCAGCCAATCGCCGTTAGATCCCGGTGCAGCAGACGAACCATCCTCATTGATACACGCCCACATGCTTCCGTTATAAGACAAGCTGTCGTAGTAATCGTAATGTACGCTAGGTATATAGCCTTCCTCACGGAAATTCAAAGTCTGTACAGGTGTTCCGTCCGGCTTTATCTGCTTGATAATACCTGTCATATATATATTATTCAGATACATGGAGTAACCATCCATGTTTAACCCGAATATATTCAGATTGGAAAGGTCTCCATATTGCAGGGCAACATTGGCAGCGGAGATCTCCCATGTATTCTGCTTCCACAACATACGGGTGTAAGTCCTTGTTTCGTAGACTGAGGTCTGACGGTCCGTGTCGGTGAAGTTACCATATGCTACAAAATTCATCATTTCAAATGGATCGAAAGAAGAAGACCACGATGAAGATGTAGGACGCAACTGGTATTTGAATGTTTCGTTTCTTTCACCTGTGACTTCCGTGATTGTGAAATAGACCGTACAGAATCCGGCAAAACGTCTGTTGCCCTTTCCATCGTCATAATCCTCCGTAGCATTCCCGGTGATATTATGATAGATACCCATACAGATATCACCTACTGCGACAGCACCAATCTCACCATCTTCCAGCTTAAGCGTACATGTTTTGGTTCCTGTATCTACTGTTTCTATAATACCAGCTCCGGGCGCACGCCACTTGTCTCCCAGCGTGACCATCACACGATTGTATCTTAATTCGGGGACTTCAAGGAACCGGCGGATAAACATGCTCTCAAACTCTCCATGCCCTGTATCGAATATCTTGGCTCCGAATCCGGTCAAACCGCTTGCAAAACCATTCTTCCCGAAAACAGCACCGGCAAACATGCTGAGAAGGAACTTAGTGGAATCCGCCACGTCCTTCCGCAAGAATATCTCTTTCAGCTTCTCCGCACTGTTCTCTATCTCAGTCATTACACGCAATGCGCTCATCACATCCTCATCGGTGTAGGTGACATCCTTGTCACCCTGCTTTACGATGCGGTTTATCAGATTTCCTGCTATCTTAAGACCTTTGAGGTAATTAATGATCCCTTGCGCATCATCATCGTTCAATGCGGAAAGGAACCAGTCAAGCACAGGCGTATTCTTATCCAGCGTGTATGCAGATGTGGCATGGTCGGCGTTAGTGACATCGCCCCCTCCGCCACCACTGCCGCCACCGCCGTTCTGCTTTATCTCTTCAACCTCAATGGAGATCTTACTAAAGTTGCTGTTGATGCGGTCTGCCGTTTCGCTCCAAGTTCCTGTTTTGTTTATTGTATTAAGCTCCATATATCCTGTTCCACTTTTACCATTCCGCATCCGGGTGCACTTCAACAGACAGATGATTCATTATTCTGATGATTAATTCTCGTATCATAAGTATGTTTCACTATTTAAGTTGGTCCATTATTACAATTTCCCAAATTATTCTACAAACTATTTATATACATACCTAATCCTCTTCCTATTTTCCTTCCTCCTATTTCGTTTGGATGCAGTGTCCCATCATTCATATATACTTCTACTTGATCAATAGTCCAGCCGTTTGAATGAAAGTCGTAATAAGGAACCCCAAACATCTCATGAATTTCCCTCATAGCTTTAGCAATCAAATTCATATTCATACCATTTCGCAAGAGAGGTGGAGTACAAGGTTGAGAACCATAAGGTAATCTTTCCGGCTGAGAACATAAAACGACTGTTATTCCCTTGTTCCAATTGTGTATGATATTAACGCAAGTCATTATGGCTGCATACAGACTTTGTGGAGTTCTTCCCTCATTAATATCTTCTTCTGTTAAGACTTTGTAACTAGTATCTATGCTATCATCCTTAACATAATATCCGGCCTCATTCAATTTAAGAATCGGTACTCTTAATTCAGCATATTCATTCTTTATGCAATCGTTTATTGTCCCTAATATATCTCCCCCATGACCATAGTCATTCGTACCTCCCAAAATAGTCACAAAATCACTTTGTAGAATAAGCTCTTTATTTTTTATTATATTTTGTGGGAACCTTGTGAGTGGCTGACCATTTCCATCTTTACCTGTATCTCCTATTTTATTTAATCCGGTTACTTCCAATAATGCAGGAAAATATTTTCCCTGCATTGTATAGCTGTCACCAACACAGAATATCTTTTTACCAACATGTGGCATAAGCTTTGAAATCAGTGCTCTCCCTCCTTGGTCTATTGGATTGATAAGATATGGATTGAACTGAGATGCATAACTTGATTCTTTATTTTTTTTTGAAAGCCATAGAGAAGCCGCTTTGTCTATAGCTAATTCTTCGGATGTTATAACTCCGGATGTTCCCAGTTTTACTCTTACATAAGCAATACCCATTTGTATCGGTTCTCCCGATACGAATCCTTTTTCAGAAGTAATATCAATTTTATTTCTATCATACGTGAACAATCCAATAGTTGCATTGGAGTAATATATATCTCCTTCGAAGACTGGTATATAGTCAGACACCCACCATCCGTTGCCCAATTTTGTGACCTTTGTCGGATTAATCAAATTATCACTTTTAAGCAAAACGTCCTGCTCAATTATAGGTAATGTTCTTAGCTGGTTAATATACTTCGTAATATCTCTAATTTTTTCAATTTCCGATAAAGTTAAGTCGGTAACATAATATCCATGACCTGATAATATTAATTTCGAATCGGTTTCGATTGCAATTTTTTCATATGTTTCTATATTTTCAGGCATTGATACATCTCTATTGACCGTTATTCCAGCAAACATTCTTGAGGAAATCATATTCCATATTCCATTTCTATATCCTTTTAAATGCCAATAAGTATTAGCCTCACTCGTTAAATTAACAAGATGTATAATATCCCCCTTTTTAAAAGTATTTTCAAATACAATTTTTGTACTTTCACCGTTGGCGACCACTACTTGAGATCCAAAAATAGAACCTATATCCGCTTTTGTTTTAATAGGTTCAAGATCTTTATTTTTAATAGAAGTATAAATCTTTATATCATCCGAATTTGAAGACGATTGCTTTGATGCCGCAAAATATTTGCATCGCTCTGGAAATACAACCAACATTGGAGCTAATAATTTATTTTTCGTAGTATATGGTATGGATGATATGAAAGATTTGGCAGCGTCATAAAAAGAAACGGCTACATTTGTATTTATTTCAGTTATTAGGTTATGTATAGATACGGATTTCATTTCTCCAACTTCTATGTAATCAGTAGCAGAGCCATAAGCATAAGAAATAAAATTACCAGTATTATTAATTACAGTAGCATTTTTTCTTGTAAACAATATTTCTTTAGAAAAAGAAATGCCAATGTTACTTTCTAACTCGGACAATTCCGTAGTCAAATTTTTGCGGCTGTTCGGGTTGACCACCGCATCAGTTATAGTAGCCGGGTAAATGGTTTGTCCACCCTTGGTCAGTTTATGCATTTTTGCCATAATATCTCCTGTTTTTAGCCTAAGTTCCGCCGGAACTTGGACTGTTGTTATTTTATGTAATTATTTATTAACTATTAAAATCACTCAGCACATCATCATACTCCTTATCTGACAGAGATACGCTCTGCACCGCATTGTATACGGCATAATCCGGATAGGGCATGATCTCCGCTGTGCTCTCATCCGTCTTTCCAGTAGTCAGCACAATCCCTGTATCTTCAATAGATACAAGGTTGCAGATACCATCCCTAAAGTCGGTATCAGAGATGAAGTATTCTCGTTTGACCTTCAATATACCGGGGGAGAAACCGGGGTTGTCAAAAGCGACAAGCAGACTGCCATCTTCCATACGGCTGCAACCCACATACTCTTGTCCGTCAAAAGAGGCTATAAACTTTCCCTTAAACGGATTGAAGTAAGTAAACCGGAAGGGAGTTGATATGTCTCCATTCAGGTTCTTCTCTATAATTTTAAAATCAGACTGGTAATTAATTTTCATAACTATAATATTGATGTAACATCGTCTATCTCCTCGGCTTTCAAGATGCCGGAAAGGTCAACACTTCCACCGCCTCCGGTTGTTCCTGTATCACTCCAAACGCCTCTCGTCTTACATTGATACAGAGGACCCGGTATGGTATCCCCCACAACTGCCCAGTCACCCACAACAGGAGATGGGACAGCCGCTTTCAGCGAATCAAGAGTGGGAAACAATCCCTTGTTGCGTATAGCGTTCTGCTTGACCTTCTCCACTTCAGTGGAGGTCTTGCTGAAGTTGTTGTTAAGACGGTCTGCCACCTCACTCCAAGTTCCTGTTTTATTGATCGAATTAAGTTCCATATCACTTCATTTTATTTAGGCAGTTGGTTTTGATCCCATACAATCTCAGAACCTTTAACCATAATTATGCGTCCTCCCATTATCTGGGTCTGATATATATAACCGTCACTTCCTTTTTGCTCGACAACCATACTGTCCGGGCGGAAATACAATACATCACTATTGGAAGGGTCATTCATAAAAATACGGGGAACCATACCGTTCAATCCATATTGAAGAGATATGTCCAAAAGCGAATTACCATCATCATCATGAATATCAATTGACGGTCTTCCATATTCATCTTCAGGAAATATGGTTATCTCATAACCTGACGGTGAGGAAACCTTCACTTTCCCGACAAATTCAGGATTTCCATCTGCATCCCATTTGATGTTCCCATTGGCAAGCTGCCCGGAACCATCCTCATTCAACAGTATCTTGCCATTGGCTATTTCAACTTTTCCCCGGAAATATCCGCCCAAAGCATAGATATATCCTCTCAAGAATACATCGCCACCATGAGTGGCAACGAAGTTTGCCATGTTCGCCCATTCCGCATCCGTAGGCTGGTAATTAGGATCATTACGGAACCTCATTACGGTAAGAATCGCCTGTTCAAGTTTTCCTCCTGCCCAAAACGCCACATCATCATCATCATTGTATATGCCGCTAACTCCGGCTGTGACCTTTTGCATCTTACCATCCTTGTAGTTGCCCAGTTGAATCATATTGGCAAGAATCAGACCACCAAGAATATCCACAGATCCATCCTTAATCGCGCTGGCGATATAATTGATTGACTGAAAACCGGCTGTTGCCTTGTCGTTATCCAAAATGGACGGTTTCCAGTCAGTAGCGATGGTCCCTCTTTCTAACTGAAGGTCACAAACGGTTGCGGTACCACTGATGAGAAATATACCACTGCCATTGAAGGTAATCTTATGGGTATATCTTTGATAAGAGGATGTGAGAGGTTGAGAAACGTTGAAAGAGCCGCACGAAACAGACACAGACGTACCCTTTGCTTTATAACTGATAACATAACTTT